AATTTCTGTATAAGTAAATACACGACCAAAAGCAACCCATTCAAAATAAGCACGAGCATATAAAGCAGCAGCATCAGTCAAATCATCTATAACATTAAGAATATCTTGACCTTGTGCAGATATATCATCAATATAATTTTCATTAAATTCTTTTATAAAAGCTTCGATATCAAAGTTATCTTGAGGATTAAATTGTTCAGGTTGTCCACCTTGTTGAACAAATTGTTCATAATTTTGTTTAATTCTTTCAGCAATTTTTTGTTGAACAATAGTCATAAGTTCTTGACGAAGTTTGGCATCGCGAGCAAGAACGACTTCTGGATTATTAGCACCTACAATAAAATCATGAGGATTCTGAATATATTCGCCAACATATCTACGAACAACACCGCCAACCATATCGTAGTTACGCATAGTAGCAGGAAATCGTTGATAATCTTTATTTGTAGCGTTATAAGGATTTAGAATCTTCTTATAATATTCAGCATCAATATTACCTTTTAGAAAATGATATTTCTTTTCAATATCATCAGTTTGAGCAATACTTAATGCTTGACCAATAAGCCAATCACAACTATTGGCATAAAACTCCGGCTTGTTTCTTTCCGCAGCACTAACTCTTTGCTTAGGAAAATTTAAATCAGTAGGAAAATACATATTATTAGTTATTATCGTTATAAGTAATCATATTATAAATATATTCTTTATTGTCAAGAAGTTCAAATCTAAAAGCTATACTACCAAATATAAAAAGATATGTACTTAATGATTGTTCTCCAGTCATATTATTAATACCATTTACGTTTGAAAAAGTTATTAGCAGCACTACTACTTTCTTCTAATTTTTGTCTTTTGCTAAGTTCAAGCTTACCTTTAATGTCAAGAGACTTACAATAAATACCAAGAAGAAGCATTTCAGAAACGCGGTCAAAGTTACCCTCGTCATTCCATTTCTTAAGTTCAAGAATAGATTGATAATCTAATATTCTATGAAAGTTATAAACATCATTACCTTGTTCATCTTTACCAATAACTGTATAAAGAAATTCTTTTAGCAAACGAAGAGCATTAAGTTTCTTAACGCCATCAGTAATAACATATCCATAAGTAGAACTAACTTTACCTTTAATAGTCGTATCCCAAACAAACAAAGGTTCGTGAGCAAGATAACGAAGAGCTTTCCATTTAGTAAAATTAGAAACAGTTTCACCACGATTGACTTCAACTATTCCAGTTCCAATACAATTATAGTAAATACAAAGATAAAGAAATATTTGGTCAACTTCTTCAAGTTTATCTTTACGTCCATAATAAGCGGCACAACATTTAAACTTATATCCATTACGAGCAGACGGCATTTCCCAAACATGAATACTATTATGAGAATGTCTATTAGTAATTTCTTTCTTTTCTTTATCTATACCAACAGGGTCATAAGTAGCACAATAAGTACCCTCGGGAATTTCTTTTATTTCTCTATCATTTTCATATCGAATATCATATTGAGGATGATACCAAATACGAACACAACCATCAGGTTGCTCATTTCCTTTACGGGGTACTCCTTGTATCCAATCATAAACTTTAGCATTAGGATTCTCTTGCTTAATACGTTTATTAGATTTAAATACAACAATATTGCCCTCTTTAAAAAGCATCCCATCAACATAAAAATGATAGTCGCTATCAACACGAAGTTTATTTTCATAAGCAATAAATGCTTCGCTGACGAAAATATTTTCGGTAGCACTACTAAAACTTTCAGCAGGAAACAAAGCACGTTGACCGCAATAATTAATAAACTTAGCAAAAGTTTTAGTTTTTTCTTTCATTGCTTCACGAGAACGCATAGCAATTTTAATGCCTAAATCTATATTACTATTTCCGTATTCGTCAATAGCTTTAACTCCATCAATAGAACCCTCAAGTCCCCAAGCATAAGATTTAAAGAAACCACAAATTTCATTACGAGCATCTTTATCCCAAACATTTTCAAATGCCATAAAGTTAAATTCACCTGGAGAATAAAAGTTTTCTTCAAAGATTTGCATATTAGTAGCAGTAGCAGTTCCCCAAGCAACAAGCATACCGGTGGTAATATCACCGACCGTCATAGCAGGTTCGGTCACAGTCATAAACTCATTAAAATTCTGCATTGTAGAAAGTTCTTCTACATTAACACCAATAGCA